ATATCGGTGCTGTACCCCGGTCCACCGCTGGCCTGCACGCTGATGCGCTCGGGGAAGCGCGGGAGTTCCATGAAGCTCATTCGGCTACCCGTTGCGGCGGTTGGCTATAGCGAGCTGGCGCGACACGGCACCGGCGATCTGGTTGGCCGTCTGCCGGGTAACGTTGCTGCCGGGCGGCAGGTTGATGTTGATGGTGGGGCCGCCCATCGGGCTGATGGTCTGCCCGCTGCGGCCACCGAAGGCCAGCTCGGGACCGCGCTCGCCGACCACGCCAAAGCGGCCGGGCGGGATGAAGCCGCCGTCGGCGAAGAAGCCAGCGAACAGGCTGCTGATGCTGTCACCGATCTTACCGAAGATGTTGCCTAGACCGCCGCCTGATCCGCCGGGCCCACCGCTGAAAGCCTCCTTGACCGCTTCGGCCAGCGGCTTAACGATCAAAAGCTGCGTGGTTAACTTTAGGAGGTCTTGCAGCAACGCCTCGAAGAAGCTCTTGACACCACCGCGGCCGCCGTCCTCAATGAAATTGCCGATGCTGCTGGCGAACGCCAAGCCAAACTGCTCAGTGGCGTCTTTGGTCTTGTCTATCTCATCGCGGATGCCAGCGATTCCATTGACGGCGCGCTCTGCCTGCTCAGCGGTCAATGCACGCTGCTCAATGAGGATCTCCAACTGCTCGGTCAGCTTGCGCTTGCGCTCTTCTTCGGCAACGCCCGCCAGCTCAAGCACCTGGTCGCGCAGAGCGCGCGTCTGCGCAAGCTCCTCGGCATTGATGCGGCGGATCTCCTCATCAATTATCCGGCGCTGTCGCGCAGCCTCGGTCCGATCAATTTCCAGGAACAGCAGCTCGCGCACCTGCGGCGTGTCGATTGCCGGGTTGGCGCGCAGCAACTGCAGCGCACGCTCTACGTCGGTGATCTCTTCCACCACGTCGCGCTGGCGCTCAAGCTGGCTAACGAACTGAGCCAGCTCACGGCTGGCCTCTGAGATTTCCTCCGCGCGCGGCCGCTCAGACTGACGTGGCTGCTGCGCACGGACGGGAGCGCGCTCCAGCGGCGCCGGTGGACCGACAAAGTCTCGCCGGATGATGGTCTGCTCAATCTGCCGAAGCTTTTCAGTTTCGGCCTTGAGCTGTGCCAGCAAGTTGGTTTCAATGCGGCTGCCGGGCTTGGCACGCTCCAGCGCCTCATTGATCTCATTGAGGGCGCGTTGCGTGGTCTCTAGCTGCGAGTCGAGCGAGCCGCGCTTTAGCTCTAGCGTGGCGTTAACGATGCCGGCGATGGCACCACCCACGCTCAGCTTGAGCTTCTCCCACGAGGCGGCCAATTGGTCAATCTCGTTTTGGAGCTTGCCGGCCTCATCAACGGCCTGCTGCGATACGCCGCCGAACTTGCGCAGCCCATCAGAGCCCTCGGACAAGAAGGTAATGAACTTGGCGCCGCCGCGGCCAAACGCGTCGCGCGCAAGGGCGGTCTTCTCGAACCCGTCGGCGTACTTTGCAAGCGAATCGGCCGCGCGGGCGAGTGCACCCTCAGTGGTCAGCGAGCCAGAGCGCAACTCGCGCAGGCCGATGCCAAGGGCTTGGACCGTGCTCTCAGCTTCCTTGCTGCCGGAGCGGGCGTCCTCAAGCACCTGGGAAAACTTGCCAAGCCCGGCGGACAGTTCTTCCGACGAGACGCCGGCAGCGCGGGCCGAAAGCTGAAAGGCGGACAGGCTTTCAGCCGACACGCCAATACCACGGGCAGTATCGGCCAGGTCATCAAGCGCGCCAACCAGACGGGTGACGGCGCCCAGTGCGACGCCGCTACCCAGCGCCGCAAACGCGGCGACTGTACTTTGGACGCTGCCGAGAACGCCACGCAGCACTGAGGATGTTTTGTCCTCCGCGGTGATGACGATCTTGGCCTGATTGGTCATGGTTTTTCCTGCGAGAGGCGGTCACGCAGCAGATGCATCAACTCGACGAGCAGCAAGGGATCATCAACTGGGTGGAGCGCGTGGTACAGCGGCAACCGCTCCGGCACCCACCCGCCACAGAAGCGCCAGGCGTGCCAAAGAGTGCTTACGTCTGCACTCAGGCTGGGCGGGGCCATCTGCGCGGCCAGACCATGCAGGCCGGCAGCCTGCAGCCGCTCGCGATCTTTTTGCGCCTGGCCGCGCTCCCAGGCCAGGCGCTCGTCTAGTTTTTTGCTGCGGCCTCGACGCGAGCGCGCCGCGCATGCACGCGGGCCAAAAGGGCGTCACGGACCTGCTCGGTCCAGCCGACGTTGGCGTCGAGCAGAGGCTCGATCAGCCGGGGGTCAAAGTCGACCGGCGGATCGGGCTCTAGGTCAACCGGCTCGGCGGCAAGCAGATCTGATTGGCGCACGCCGATCCAGCCGACAATCGACTGCAAGACCAGTCGCCTAGTCCAGATCAGCAGATCCTCTTCGCCGCCGCGACCCTTGGAGCGCACCGCCAGCAACTGCAGCTCGTGATGCGTGGGCTCTTGCAAATCCATGCGGACGCGCGGTCCCAAAGAAAGATTGAAGCGGCGCGCCGCGAGTGCAGCGGCCACTAGTCGATCAACGTCGGTCATCAGCTATTGTACTCGGTGAATTGAGCCGACAGCGCGATGTTGATGGTGCGCTTGAGCACATTGTTGACAGCGAAGGCAGGCGCGGCGCTGTAGCTCCATACGCCGCTGCCGACAGCGCGCGGCACGCCGTTGGCGTCACGGATGCGCAACGGCCGGGCGACCAACGAGTCGGCCGCTGCGCGCACTTGACTCCAGTAGGCGAGCGCCTGATCGTCGTCAACGTTGAAGTTCACGTCAATCGGCGTCTGATTTGTCGGGAAACGGAACTGCAGCGGATTGTCGATGTACTGGCCCTCCTGAAACTGCTGCTCGCCACCCTCGACGTTGACCTCATTGACCTGCTGCAGGTCGCTCCACGTGAGCACGGCGCGCAGGCTGCCGCCGCCTTGGCCGGCCGGAAAACGCGAAGTGCTGGTTGTGTCGCAGCCCTCCAGAGTCACGTCGTTGGTAGAGACAGCGCTTACGCGGAAAACGCGGCCAACCAGCCGGCTCCATCCGGAAGTGAGGATCTCAACGAAGTCGCCAATTACCGTGCCGTGTCCGGCAGCGAGCGTGGCCACGGCGTTAGCCGCGTTGCTGATTGCGGTGATGTTGGCGCTGGTGCGGAAAGTGTTGGCAATGCTCGGGGTGCTGCCGTTAACGAAGATACGTGCCATGCTGCTTTCTCCTTAGTTACTCCGTGTGCATGACACGGAAGGTCCAGGTCTTGCCAAACTCGTCGAGCTGGGGCTCATATTGGTCTGGCCCCTCGCTTTCAATAACAATGCCAAGAACGCTCGTTCCGCCTTGCGTGCCGCTCGCGCCATTGAGTGCTAGGCGCACTTCTTCAGCCAAGGCCTTGAGTGCGGGGTAGGTGGGCGCCACGCACAGCACGTCAATAAGCGACTGCACAACTCGCTCGGCGGTGGGCGCCAGCACGGGCTCGCGCTCGGCGCTTTGCAGGCTGTACACGATGAGCGGCGCTGCAGCTTCTTGTGGTGCCGCGGCGCCGTAGATCCGGGCTGCGCCGCCCGCCCCAACGATGGCCGTAACACCGCTGGCGCCGTCGAGCAGCGCCTTGACTGCGCGCTCGGCTCTCATTTCCCGGTCTCCATGTAGCTGGCGACGCGCTGCTGGACGTACTGCTCAAATGCGGCAGAGGCAGCGCGCTCGCCCTGCTCTGCGGCCTTGCGCATGTAGCCGCGTCCGGCAAAGCCGGGGTGGTCCACCGCCTTGACAAAGGTGCGCGGGCCAAGCGCCAGCGCATTGGCACGGGTAACGCTGATGCTGTGCGGCTGCGCGCCGACCTCGACGATGTTGGCGTAAAACGCCACCGGACCGCCGGCTTTGATGGTGCCGGTGACGGTGCCGTCTCTAAAGCTGCGGGTACTCACGCGGATGGAGCGGCGCAGGTTGCCAGTACGACCTCGCGGCGCTTCTTTGCGCGCGAGCTTGCGGATAACTGCCCCTGCGGCCCGCATGCCGCCGCGCATAATGTTTGTTTGAAGGCGCTGCGATAGCCCGGACAGGCGCTGTCGAATGGCGTCGATGTTTTCGATGCGGACCCTGAACTGTGCGGCCATGCGTTACCCCTGCCGGTACTCGGTGCAGACAAGCTGCAACTCTTCGTCCGCGCTGAGCGGGTTGATCACGGCGTTGATCTGCAGCAGCCGGCCGCCCCATTTGACGCGCCACTTGGGCGAGCAGCCAGCCACTTGGCTGCTGTAGCGCACGCGCACGCGTAGGGCAAGCTCGGCGCCGGGCTCTTCGTTCGAGAGGTACTCGCGGCCGCTTTGGGGCTCGACCGCAGCCCACACTGTGGCGACCGCGACCCATGTCTTAGTCATGGTCCCGTACTGAGGATCACGCGACTCAGAGGGCTGCTCAAGGGTGACGCGCTGGTCCAGCAGGCCGGCGCGCACCTCACACACCCCACACGCGGTAAGGGTCCAAAAGCCCGGCAACGAAGCCGTGCGGCACAACGGGCTTATCGGAACTGCGCTCGCGGTTGGCGTACATGTCGCCGATAGCCAGCAGCATCCAGCTCTTGATGGCGGCCGGCACCGCAGCCGCGTTGGTCCAGCCGGCCACGTAGGTGACTTTTACGGCCTCGGGCTGCTGGCGCGTGGCGGGCCAGGCGTAGCCGTAGGCGGGCTCGATCCAAGCCTCAAACTCGCTGGCGGCGATTAGCTGGTAGCCGACGGGGTTCATGACTTGCGCGACGCCGTCGGCATCAAGATAGTCGATGCGCGTAACGGCGGTGGCGCGCGGCATGGGAAGCCGGATGCTGGTCGGGAACGCATCGAGCGTGAGCGCCCAGGTGGTAGCGATGATGGAGCGGCCAAGCTCCTGCTCGGCAGACTCGCGCGCAGCAGTGATGAACACGCCGATCAGCGCGTCTTCATCAGCGCCGTCAACACGCAAGTGCAGCTTGGCTTCAGCCAACGTGACGGGCTCGCTACTAGGACCAGATTCGCGGACAAGTCCCATCAGTTCCTCGTGGTGTTCTGTTGCGCCGGGCGCGCGGTGTTGATATGGACGGGCCGCTGGTCACGTTCCGCCCGCGGCCGGCCGCTACCGCCCGCAGGCGGCATGCGAAGCCTCAGCACATCAACGCCCCCCGCGCGAGCCGGTTCTGCAACGCCTCCGAGCTGCAGCGCATTGCCGGACAAAAAGGCGATCACCGCGCCGCCGGCTCGCTCAATCTCGCGCGCACCGCCGATGGCGAGCGATACCGCGCCGGCACCAAGGGCGATGCCGCCAATGCCCTCGCGTTCAGCGTATCCGCCAAGGGCAAGAGCCGCCCCACCGAGCGCGGCGACTAGGCCGCCCGCGCGGTCGGGCTCGGCAGCGCCGCCAACCTGCAAAGTGGCAACGCCAGCGGCGGCAGCGAAACCGCCAGCGACCTCTGGCTGCGCGGTCCCACCAACGACGAGCGAAACCCCGCTGAGCGTGGCGACGAGACCGCCGCCGCCAGATACCTCAGCCGACCCACCGACCGACAGCGTTACCGCGCTGCCAGCAACCTGCGCACCGCCGGGCTCTTCCCTAGAGGCAGTACCGCCAACATTGATGGTCGCCGTGCTGCCGCTGGCCGGCTGGTTTAGCAGCAGCAGCAGCATGGGGTTACGGCGTCAAGTTAAAGGTCAGGGTGCTGGTGTTCTCGATGGCGTCATCGACGCGGCTCAAGAGCTCGGCGGGCTGCTTCTCCACCGGGGGCGCGTGCACGGTGACCTTGATGTCAGCCGGTGCGGCGTTGCCGATGCTCGGGACATAGCCGTTGCCGATGACGACCGTGGCGCCCTCATCGTCGGTGGTGCCCTGCGCGCTCTCCACGGTCAGGATGCCGAACGGCGTGCCACCGATGGTGCCTTCTGCGTTGTCGCGCACGTAAACTTCGATGCTGGCTGCTTTGGTCGTCATGGTGGTTCTCCTTTAAGCGTTGGTCAAGAAACCAGTCACGTCATTGAGCGTGACGGTGGTGTTGTCGGTCAGGCCGCGCGCGCCGGTGATGGCGATGCTGATGGCCGTGGCGAAACCAGCACCGCCCTCACCCAGGTCGATCATTACGGGCACGTTGTTGGGCGGCAGCGGAATGTCAAGCACCGCTGACGTGGTGCCCATGACCACTGAGCCAGATGCAGTGTTGAAAATCTTGGCGAAGCGCCCCGCCGCGTTGCTGTTGGCGGCAAATAGCTTGAGCAAACGCCCAGCCGAGGCCTTGATGGCCTGTGCGGCCGGTGTGGCCGGGCAGTTGAGATTGACCGGCGTGCCGGCGCCCGTCGCACTGCCGCGGTACTGCACGCCGACGTCGCCGATAGCCGCCGTGCCTGCCGCAATCGTGGCATTGGCGACAGTTGCCGTAACCGTGCCGCTTGACACCGTTACCGCCTGCGCGGCGGGGAACGTGACAGGCAGCGCGGCTTGTGCTCCCAGCGGGCGCACGCCAGCGATAAACGTAGGCGCGTTGACCGTATCCTCGACCGCGACGAATCCAACCGTCCA